ATATAATTACACAGAGTAAAAAAATAAGTACGCAGTCCGCACCTCTATTGGGTTGTATGACATTATGGCAACGGATGAGAAAATATCTATCAGGGAGTATGCAAACGGTTTAGGCATTAGTGATAAGGCTGTAAGGAATGCAATTGAAGATGGCAGAATTAAAAAAGGAGTATCGTATAAAACTGGATTAAGGGCCGGGCTCCCGGTAACAATTCCTGAGATTAACAAAGTAATTGCAGACCAGGAATTTGGTTATAAATATAAAACAGATAGGGTACTGCCCGGACAAAAAAAAGAAAATAAATCTCCGCATGACGGTGCAGAAGATGAGGAACCCGAGGATGTAATTTTTGATGGTGAGCTAAACGATAAAATGGCAACCAGCGAAGCAATAAGGCAGCGTGAAATTGTTGGATTAAAACTCGATAGAATTAAGCTGCAGGAATTGGAAGGGGCGCTCGTAAAAAAAGCGGATGTTGATAAAGCACTTTTTGTTTTAGGTTCAGAGTTGCGTAAGGCTTTATTAAATATACCGGCCAGGATAATAGCCGACATACGCAGCGCTGCAAATGATGTAGAGGCGCAATCAATAATCGTGATTGAAATTACCAACACATTAAACCAGTTTGCTAATCTTGAAAATTTGGAATTGAAATAATGTTTGAACTAACCCACATACCACTTTCTGATATTGGCGGTTTTCTCCGTGGCATTAAACCCGACCCTCAGCTTTCTGTTTCGGAATGGGCCGATGAGTTTCGCTTTTTGCCACAGGTATCTGCTGAGCCAGGCCGTTTCAAAATGAGCCGTACTCCATACATGGCTGAGATAATAAACCATCTTTCTGTACATGACCCTGCACAGGAAATAATTTTTAAAAAATGTTCGCAGATAGGCGCCACCGAAAGTGGCAACAACTGGCTTGGTTATATTATTCACATTGCACCGGCACCCATGTTGTATGTGATGCCTACGGATACCATGATGAAACAAACATCAAAAAACCGTATCAGCAAAATGATTGAAGCCACACCGGCTATCAAACAAAAAATTAAACCCACAAAATCAAAGGATAGTAATAATACAATATCATTTAAAGAATTTGAAGGCGGTTTTTTTATGGGAGTTGGCGCTAACAGTCCTGTGGGCCTTGCATCAACAGCCGTGCGTAATGTGTACCTCGATGAAATAGACCGTTACCCAATGGATGTGGGTGGCGAAGGAAGTGCTATCGATTTAGCAAAAACACGTACAGCCACCTTTGGTGCCCGGCGCAAAATATTCCTTACCTCCACACCAACACTGGAAGGCAGCAGCGCTATTGATTTAGCGTATAAGAAAACAGACCAGCGCCTGTATCATGTGCCATGCCCTCACTGTGGGGTAATGCAATCTTTGGATTTTGAGCAGTTGAGTTTTGACAAATCAAAAATAAAGTCCGCAGAATTTTTTGTTACATACCAATGCCCTCACTGCGAAGAGGAAATACCCGAGCGGTTTAAAACAAAAATGATGGCCGATGGTAAATGGATACCAATGGCCCCGGAAAATTCTAACGGCCTTGTTTTCGGTTATCACCTCAATGCACTGTACAGCCCTTACGGTTGGTATAGCTGGATTGACCTGGTAAAAGAATACGAAGAGGCTCAAAATGATATTCCTAAACTTATCACATTCACAAATACAAAGCTTGGTGAAACGTATAATGATAAAGGTGATAAACCTGATTGGGAAATATTATATGCTAAACGTGAAGCCTACCCTAAAAATAAACCCTTTGCTGCCGTTGGTTTTATCACTGCGGGTGTGGATGTGCAGGCCGACCGTTTAGAACTTGAAATTGTAGGATGGATGAAAGGCAAACGCAGCCAATCATTGGATTACCGCATTTTATTTGGTGATACCACACAGCCTGCCGTTTGGCAGCAGCTCGATAGTGTGCTCAATGAAACTTTTTTACGGGAAGATGATTGCGTTTTGCCCATTAGTAAGATGGCAATTGATACCGGTTACAACACCACGCATGTGTACAATTATTGCCGCCGCCACAGTGTTAACCGTCTTATACCGGTGAAAGGGCAGGATAAACAAATAATCATGGTATCACACCCAAAGTTGGTGGATGTAAGCCAGCGTGGTAAAGCTATCGGGAGCGTTAAAATATTCAACATTGGAGTTTCGCTTATTAAAAGCGAATTGTACGGCTGGCTAAAACAAATGCCGGCCAGCGATGGCAGCAATACATATCCGCATGGCTATTGCCACTTTCCTGAATATGACGAACTGCATTTCCGCAGCCTTACAGCAGAAGAAATGCAGCAGGTAATAAATAAAAAAGGCGAAACGCTGTACAGTTGGGTGGTAAAATATAAACGTAATGAGCGGCTCGATTGTCGTGTATATGCCCGTGCTGCTGCTGCTGTGGCTGGTATGGACAGGTTTACAGATAATTATTGGGATGGTCTTGCAGAGGCTGCACCAAAAATTACCGCCACCACTTCCGGCGCTGCGGCTAAGAAACGAAAATCTGATTATTGGGGCTAACGTTGGGCATATTGCGAAGTTGGGGAATAGATGCTGTGTCAGCCCAACAGCGAAGAGAACCAAAGCCCAATAAAGATATGCTGTACAATGCGGTTTCTTCTGCCCCAATTTAGTAAATGCCTTTGTTAGCGGTAGGTGCCTTGTTAAACTGATTAAATTTGAACAAATGATAAATACACATTTTAGAGCAAAGTCAAACGGATTATGGGTTTTTGGCGACCTATACAATAATTGCGATAGATGCGTAAACCAAAACTTCATAGTAAGAGATAATGAAGAACTTGGAACTGGCGACCATATTTTAGTAGATAGTTATACTACTGGAATATCCATTTGCACAATGGTTTCAGATAGAGCTGGCAACTTAATTTATGAAGGCGATTTTTTAAGAGATGAAGAAACAGACGATGAAGGAAACAAAATAGTTGGATACTATCCTGTTGTTTACAATAAAGACACTGGTTGCTGGTGCATTGATAATTCCTACTATAAAAACAATAGTCATTTAGTTTCAATGATTGATTATTTCGGTAGTGATATGCAAGTGGATGGAAACATTTTTGATAACCTTGATAGGTTGCCCAAAATAAACTATGATGATAATAAAAGTCCGTCAGATGGATTGCCATTTTAGGGTGTCTGCTGGCATTACCGCTAACGCTGGGTATTGAAGCAGTAAGGGTAATATGCACAACTGTTCAGCCCTGTTACTGATGCCTGGCTATAGATGCTGTTGAGGTTACAATGTCAAGCCCTTATTGCTGCAATGCCGTTGTTGTAGGAAGGCAATCAGGGTGGTCGAATTAGTTCTTTGAAATTGAGGGGAAAAATATTTTTAAAAAAAGTTGTAAAAATATTTGTTGGTATCAAAAATGATACTATCTTTGTGTAACAAATCAGATGAGGCGGCAACTCAATAATCACGGCGAAAAATAAAATGACAACTTCAAATCAAATCAGAATCAGCACACACGGAACTAACACATGGGTTAATGTAGAATTTGGCTCTAAAGATGTTCAGTTCAATCTTCTTAATGCTGAAGAAGTTACCGAAGCCAAAGTTAAAGACATCGTTGGTATGGCATTTTCAATATGCCCCACAATCGATGAAATTCAAAAGCATTGCAAGTTGAATGGAATATTAATTGAGCTTGATGAAATTTTTGAATAATGGACGAAAAAAAACTAAATGAAAGCCGCCAATCAATAGCGGCTTTCATTCAAAACAGACGTAACGAATTAGGTATATCACAGGCTGCATTAGCAGAACAAACAGGAATGGGAATTGCAACTATCAAACGTTTTGAAAGTGGTAAATTCTGGCTTAATATGAAGCAATACGTCCTACTCCGCAACGCATTACAGTTGCCTACTTCTTTTTAAATTCTCCCCTCAATTTATTATTCGGCATTTGTCCACCCTGCATTATTAGGGTGTGGCAACTGCTTTCCTACAACCGGTGCGGCTTTCTGCTGTGGCCCGCAGAAAGTTTCCGTCAAAGAAAAGTGTCCAGCCATAGCAGAAAACCGTTTGTTAAATGAAGCCAATTAGAATGCCTGAATTATTCTGTCAAAATAAAAACGATAACATGAAACAAGTAGAAACTAAAAATGAATTAGCAATAAGGTTCAGAGAGCAATTACAAAGATGGTGCAAGGTTGAATATATCGGTGTTCTTTATGCTCAATTATTCAGTTTAAAAACAGACGATGAATTGCAGCAGGAACTTGAATATTTATACACATTGTACAAAGGAACGGATGATTATTTCAAAGCTGATAGTATTGATTGTTGGTTTACGATTTGGCATAAATCAATCAGGCAATGTGATTACTTTACCGATTGCTACAAGGCTAATAGCATTGATTTGGTTACTGATGATGAAAGAAAAGAATTTAGATTTTTAGCCAATAAATGCAGAGCTAAAGATTTTTCAAAAACAGAAGGTAAAGCCGATAATCAATTATTCAATGAAACATATAAACGATACCTGCACTTGTATGATATTATAAGAAGGGAACGCAAAGAAGATTCTATTACTGGCAAACTGGACTCAATGCTTTGGAACTTAGTCCACGTTGATAAAGATTGTGAATTAAGAGAAGTATTTGTCAGAACCTTTAAAGTATTAGAGTGATTGCACAGGTTTCATTTAACGGTAGGCATATTGCGAAGGGCTGGCGGCTTTGCAATCAGACCAAGCCACTACCACTGTTGGGCTTTAGATGATGTTCAAAATATATTTGTCTGCCAGCCTTTTGCAAATGCCCTTGTTGGCAGAAGTAACGGGCTACGGTAGGAAGTTCTTTTAAATTAATGGTAGTTGTCTGATGCTTATTAGACGCTTGTTTGGACGGCGGTTCGACTCCGCCCACCTCCACAATTGCAGCCTATGGTTGTGAGTATTGCCGCAACGCCTTGAGTAAGCGTTGCAAATGGGGGTGTATTGGTTTTGACAGCAAGTAGTAAATGAGAGTAGATTACCAGGACAAACAAAAGGCAAATTAATCGCCTTTGGTCGCCCTGCTTTAAAAGTAGCAGCGTAGTACTGACGAGATTGAGCAACCTGCGAAAGTGGTTGCTTATTTTAAACGCTGGTAGTTATTTCTGCCAACGTTTGTATAAACGAACATAATTAAAAATCAACCATTTATGAATCGCTATCAGGAACTAATGCGAAAACTAAGGCTGGAACTCGAACTGAAAAAATATGCTCAGTCAACCATTGATACTTACAGCAGTTGCCTGGGTGTATTTTTAAAAGCGATGAATGGCAAACCGGCACCGCTCGATATACAAGAAATAAAAAAGTTTTTGGTTACCATTAAAAACCAAAATTACCATAAGCAGTTTACTGACACCATCCATCATTTTTACAAACTGGTGTTAAAGCAGCCCCTCAGCTTACAGGATATTCCGTACCCACGAAAAACACATTACCTGCCGCAAATATTTTCAGTACAGGAAATAGCAGCCACTATGCAGCAAGCCGCTAATATAAAACACCGGGCAGTATTGCAGTTAATGTACAGTTGTGCATTGCGTATAGGCGAAACTGTTAATATAGAATTGCACCATGTAGATAGCCAGCGTTATACGCTGCTCGTAAAAGGTGCCAAAGGGTTTAAAGACAGGTATGTGCCATTACCGGCAGCAACTATTGAACTGCTCAGGAATTATTATACAGTTTTCAAACCAAAAAAATATTTGTTTGAAGGCCAGTATGGCGGGCAGTACGATGTACGCAGCATCCAGCAGTTTTTCCATAAATATAAAAACCTGGCAGGCATAAAAAAGAAACTCACGCCGCATAGTATCAGGCATAGCAGGCTTACACATCTTAAAGAAGCTGGCGTGGATATTTACGAACTAAAAGAAATAGCAGGCCACAACCAGATACAAACTACTGAAATTTACCTGCACCTGGCAAGCCATTCATTAGTTAGCCGGGTGGCTATGGCTGATGCACTTATTACTCAATCTTTACAACACCAGTTAACTTAAAACCACCAATGCCACACCAACAAACTAACCCCACCCCCCGTACCCTCGAACAAAAAATAATTGATGCCACCTGTACCTACTATGGATGCACTTTTGCTGAATTAAAATCATTTACTAAAAGAAATGAACGTAAAATCGCCATCTACCTGCTGCGTAAAGAGGCTATGCTGCAGATGTGGAAAATAGGCCGCACATTTGGTTATGGCGACCATTCCGGGCCATCCCGTTTAGTCGAAGAAATAGATTCAACAAAAGATATTTACGCACCAATCCGGCACGATATAGATAACATTATGACCATTGTACGTACTTTGGTGTGAGTATTACGCACAATCAGTATGGCAATATATACACAGGAGCAATTAACATCGCTTACAAAAGCAATATCACAGGGCGCCACCACTGTAAAGTATGGTGATAAAGAGGTAACCTACCGTTCATTAACCGAAATGCTGCAGTTGCAGGAATTGATGAAAACGGATTTAGGTTTAAACGGCGCCAATCCTTCCACCCGTGGCCGCACTTATGCTCAGCATTCAAAAGGATTATGTTAATGGAAAAACAACCCACACCCAATTTACTCGACCGTGCCATCAGCATTATCAGCCCCAAATGGGCGGCTGAACGTATGCGTTACCGTTATGCCAATCATTTTATGGAGCAGTCCACCCGTAAGTACGAAGCCGCTGCCCGTGGCCGCCGTACCAATGGATGGATTACTGCATCATCATCCGCAAATACCGAAATTCACCAGGCACTATCTTACCTCCGCAACCGCAGCCGGGATTTAAGCCGCAATAACCCTTACGGCGAAAACGCTGTAAGGGAAATTGCAAACAATATGGTGGGTACAGGTATTATTCCTAAACCGGTTGACCTTAGCGATACCGCCGCTAAACGTTTATCAAAAGCATACAAAACATGGGCTAACGGTACCGCATGTGATTATGATGGCCACCTCAATTTTTATGGTATTCAAAGTCTGGTGGTGCGTACCGTGGTGGAAAGTGGCGAATGTTTAATACGCAAACGAATTGTAAAAGATAAAAGCATGGGCATACCCCTGCAGTTGCAGGTATTAGAGCCTGATTTTATTGATGATACAAAGTATAACCTTAAACTCGATAACGGCGGCTACATCTATTACGGAATAGAATTTAGTGCAGAAAATAAAATAGTTGCTTACTGGCTTTGGGAAAATCATCCCGGCGATTCTTTTCAATATACTGTAAAAAGTAACCGCATTCCTGCCGATGAAATTATCCATGTGTTTGAAAAAAAGCGCCCCGGCCAGTTCCGTGGTGTTCCTTTCGGCCATGCATCTATGCTGCGGCTGAAAGATTTGGATGATTATGAAGATGCACAATTGATACGCCAAAAAATTGCCGCCTGCTTTTCTGTTTTTGTTACCGATGCTGAGCCTGTAGGCCAGTTAAATGGGAAAGAAACACCTGTTATTGATAAAGTGGAGCCGGGTATTATCGAACATTTGCCAATGGGTAAGCAGGTTACAATGGCAGTGCCACCCGATGCAGGCCCCAACTATGACCCCTATACGAAATCTGTTTTACGTGGCGTGGCCTGCGGTTATGGAATGGATTATGTAACCCTTACAGGTGATTTAACAGCAGTAAATTTCAGCAGTGGCCGCATGGGCTGGTTAAAATTCCACCGCAATGTTTCTGCCTGGCAGTGGAACATGCTGGTACCTCAGTTTTGCAATAAATCATGGCTTTGGTTTACGCAGGTGGCAAAAATAATGGGTGTAATCAGTGTTGATATGGTGGAGGTGAGCTGGACACCACCACGCCGTGAAATGATAGACCCTGTTAAAGAAGTGGAAGGCATCGAAAAATCCATCCGTGTTGGGCTAACCAGCCTGCAGTCTGCTATCCGTGAAAATGGCGATGACCCGGACGAAATAATGAAAGAATTGGTGGAAATGGCAAAAAAACTGGATGAAAATGGGCTGAAACTTACGTCCGACCCACGTTTTGATGATACCCGTAAGCCTGATAACGCTAACGCACAACCGCAAAATGATGGCAATAAAAACGGGTAAACCGTGCCAAAATCGTGCTAATAGCGTGAGAATTGCGATATTTTAAGTAAATACTTTTGTTTCATCAGTTTAATGTGAGTATTACGCAAAATGATAAAAAAGAACACATCAAAACAACTCGGTAAACAATTTAGCAGGGCGCTGTTTGATGTTAACAGCATCAATAAAGAGGCCCGTACCATTGATGTGGTATTTGCCACCGAAACCCCCGTTTTAAAATCCACATGGGATGGTATGATAAACGAAATACTCGTTTGCGATGCCGCCAATGTACGCATGGAACGTATTAATTCAGGCGCTCCATTGTTAGATACTCATGATAAATATTCTGTAACCACACAGCTTGGTGTGGTGGAAAATGCAAGGGCTGAAAACCGCCAGCTAAAAGCAACCGTTCGCTTTTCAAAAAGGGATGATGTGGAAAAAGTTTGGCAGGATGTGCAGGATGGTATCATTCGTAACATATCAGTTGGTTACAGGGTGTACGAATACGACATTACCGAAAGGCTCGATAAATCTGTACCTGATTACCGGGCTACTGATTGGGAACCTTTTGAAATATCACTGGTACCTGTACCCGCAGATTTTAACAGTGGCACCCGTTCAAATGAAAACACCTACTTAAACGAAGTAAAAATCACTCAAAAATCTAATAAAATGAATAAAGTTGCAGAAATTTTGGCTGCTGTACGTGCCGCCGGACTTTCAGTAGAGTTTGCAGAAACACTATTGAAAGATGAAACCATTACACTGGAAAGGGCACAGGCAGATATTGCTGCCGAACTTGCAAAAAATAAACCGGCACGGGCCGCAAATCCTGCCGCTGCTGCACCTGTAGCGCCTGCTGCTGATGGTAACAGGACGGCATCAGAAATATTGTTTGCCTGCCGTGCTGCAAACCTCGGGTTGGAGTTTGCAGAAAACCTGATTAATACGGATGGTGTTACGGTTGAAACAGCCCGTACTGCTATCATTGCAGAGCTGGCAAAAAATCAATCACCTGCTGGCACACGTAGCGCAAATGCTGCGGCTGTTAAGCCGGGTACTGATGAAACTGATAAAAAACGCACCGGCATGTCAAATGCCCTGCTGCACCGTGTTTCACCAAATGCAGTTAAAGCAGAAGATTGCGGCGAGTTCCGTGGCCTGCGTTTAATTGATATGGCAAAAGAATGCCTTACCAATGCAAATATCAGTACACGGGGTATGAGTTACCGTGAGATTGCAAATCTTGCACTTAACTGCGGCGAAAGGCAGCATACCACCAGCGATTTTCCACTCATATTGGGTAACACCATCAACCGCACTTTACGTGCTGCGTACGAATTGCAGCCACGTACATTCTTACCATTCTGTACACGTAACAACGCTACAGATTTCCGCACAATGAGCCGTACGCAGTTAAGTGATTTTGTTTCATTGGATGAGGTAAAAGAAGGTGCTGAATATAAAATGGGTACAATCGGCGAAGGGGCTGAAACGTATAAAGTGGGTAAATATGGTAAACTCATAAATATTTCATGGGAAACTTTGGTAAATGATGATTTGAATGCTTTTGGCCGTGTGCCACAGGCTATGGCAGCAAGTGCTGCACAAAAACAAAGCGATTTGGTTTATGCAATTCTTACCAGCAATCCTAACATGGGCGATGGCAATGCATTGTTTGATGCCTCTAACCACGGTAACTTAACCGGTACGGGTACAGCCATCAGCGTTACTTCTCTCGGCGTTGCCCGTTCATTGTTGCGTAAGCAAACAGCGCCTAAAGCCGGCAAATTAAATCTTGCACCCGAATTTATAATCGTAGGGCCAGATCAGGAAACACTTGCACTGCAGTACACCAGCCAGAATTATGTATCCGCAAAAAGCAGCGATATAAATGTATGGGCAGGCTTAATGAAACCAATTGTTGAAGCAAGGTTAACCGGCACCGCATGGTACCTCGCTGCCAATCCTTCCATGATTGATACCATTGAATATGCATTTCTTGATGGCGAAGAATTATTTACAGAGCAGCGTAGTGGTTTTGAAGTGGATGGTATGCAGGTAAAAGTGCGTATGGTATTTGGTGCCAAAGCTATTGACTGGCGTGGCCTTTACAAAAACGCAGGTGCATAACCTTTACGGATAAACGAAATTTAAAACAAAATTTAAACATCATCCCCGGTAAATGATGAGTTTACCGGGGAAACAAAAAATAATAAAATGGCAAAAAACCAAATAGCATGTGGTGATGTAATTGATTACACAGCAGCAGCCACCATTACCAGCGGCGACCCTGTACTAATGGGTGATTTACTCGGTGTTGCACAAATATCCGGCGTAAGCGGTGATGTGATACCCGTAGCAATTGAAGGCGTATATGAAATTGCAAAAACAAATCCACAGGTACAGGCAATTGGTGTCAAATTGTATTGGGATGCCGCCACAAGCACACTTACCACTACTGCCAGTACAAACAAACTGGCTGGTTATGTGGCAAGGGCTGCAGGCTCCACCGATACCACTGTATGGTGCAGGTTAGTAGGATAATTTCTTTCACCCTTAAAACGTGAAAGCATGAATCCCTTTGACAGCCTGCAGGATACAATGTTTGATACAGTAACCGGCACAATGGGATATGATGCAGCCTGGTTACCAAATGGCTCCGGCGATTTTGATGCAAATGATTTTAACCCGGAAGATTTTAACACTTACAGTTATTATTTATTATTGGCAAGGGTTTTATATAATGGCCCTACTGAAAAAGAAAGGCTGTTCAGTGCAGATTACGACCCGGAAAAATTAACGATGGAATATAAGGCCGGTGATTTTCCCAGTTTGTATGAATCAGCAAGGAACTGCAGTTTTGAAGTGTTGCAGATTATTGATATTGGTTTTTTTACAGTGCGGTCTATTCGTAAAAAATTTGATGGTAAAACATTTGTGGCCACGCTAAAAATAATTGAATAATGGCTTTTGAGTATTCGCAGGTGGAAGATGATGTAGTGGCAAGATTATTAACACCAAATGCATTGCCTGCCGCTTACAGGGTAATACCAATGCCGGAAAAAGAAAGTGAATTTGATAATGGATTAAAAAGTGTGTTGATTATAGTGGCTTATTCAGACAGCCTTTTTGATACACCAACGGCAACGGATATAGTTAAGCAGAACGAAACGGTAACAGTTCTTTGTAATATAAAATCACCACGGCTCAGGGGCGAAAATTCTATTAACCAGGCATTGCAGTTATTGAAAATATTGCTGGTGGGTTACCGGCCATCAAACTTATCAAAATTGTGGCTGCAAAAAATTGAGTTTGACGAACGAAATGTGGAAAATAATTATTTCAGTTACAATATGACTTTTGCCGGTAAAAAATTAAATGTGGAAGTAACAGCAGATGAATTATTACCACTGCTGCAGGCGGTAACATTCAGGGAACAATACCAGGCGCCGGAATTTATTTAAAAACGTATTACTTAAAACTTATTACTTAAAACTTTTAACTAAAAATAATGGCAGTTAATTTTCTCCACGGTGTTGAAAGCCTTTACCTCGATAACGGCCCACGCCCTGTAACAGTTGTAAAAAGTGCTGTTGTTGGCCTTATTGGTATAGCGCCCAAAGGGCCAATCAATACACCCACGCTGGTTACCGGCGATACGCTGGCTGCACAATTTGGTAAATCTGTGCCCGGTTTTAATATTCCGCAGGCATTAGATGCAATTTTTAAACAGGGTGCAGGTACTGTGGTGGTGGTAAATGTTTTTGATGCAGCAGAAAATACCGCTGCTGTAACTGATGAGGCACATACCCTCGTTGCCCGTAAAACAAAACTTTCTTTTGCACCCATTGGTGAAGTTACCATTACTAACGCTGATGACAGCCCCAGCGACCTTGTAAAAGATACCGATTACACACTCGATGAGTATGGTAATTTTGTTGGTATCAAATCCACCGTTACCGAAACGATGGCATTAAAATTCACTTATGCAAAATTAGATGCCAGCACTATCACTGCCGGTTTACTCATTGGCGATGTGGATGGCGATGGCAACCGTACCGGTATGCAGGCATGGAGCCTGGCAAAAAATTTATTTGGTTTCAATCCTAAAATATTAATAGCCCCCGGCTATTCATCCCTTACCAGCGTGGCCGCCGAATTAATCAGCCAGGCAGGCGCATTAAAAGCAGTTTCCTTACTCGATGCACCTGCAGGCGCCACCGTGGCAGAGGCCATCGCTGGCCGTGGTGTGGATGGCTCCATTAATTTTAATACCAGCAGCAAACGTGCATTTCTTTTATATCCTTACTTAAAGGCGTATGATGCTGCCACCGATAGTAATATTGATGCACCCTACAGCCAGTTTATGGCCGGTGTAATAGCAGCCACTGATAATGAATTTGGGTACTGGTACAGCCCCAGCAACAAAGAAATTAAAGGCATCGTAGGTGCAGAGCGCAATATTTCAGCATCCCTCAATGATGCCGGCAGCGATGCCAACACATTGAATGAGGCAGGTATTACCACCATCTTTAACACATTCGGTACCGGTATCCGCACCTGGGGCAACCGCAGCGCATCTTTCCCCACCAGCACAGCGCCGGATAATTTCATCAGCATACTGCGTACAGCCGATGTGGTGAGTGAGAGCGTTGAAAATTCAATCCTGCAGTTTATTGATAAGCCAATTACACAGGCATTGATAGATGCAATACGGGAAAGCTGCAATGCTTTTGTACGGGTGCTGATTGGCCGGGGTGCATTGATAGCAGGCAGCAGGGTTGAGTTTCCAAAAGATGTAAATACCACCAGTACAATTGCAGCAGGGCAGCTTACTTACGATGTAATAATGATGCCGCCGCCACCATTTGAGCGTGGCACCTTCCGGTACATCTTGGATATAACCCTTTTAAAGAATTTGGGATAATTAAAAAATAATACTTACAGCTATGTCAGTAAAGACTAATCAGATAAACAATTGCAACATTTATGTTAACGGTAATAATTTGTTAGGCCGTGCAGTGGAAGTGGATGCACCAGAGGTAAAATTTAAAATGACCGAATTTAAAGGCTTGGGTTTGATTGGTTCTTTTGATTTACCTGCAGGCATGGATAAGATGAGTTTGCGTATAAAGTGGAATGCTTTTTACGAAGATGTTTTCCCGGTATTTGTAAATGCGTATGAAAAGATACAGCTAATGATACGGGCCAGCATGGAAAAATGGGAAGGCGGGGAGAAGGTTTCAGAAGCGCCTGTAATTATTTATGCTACCTGCCAGAGCAATGGTTTTCCACTCGGTAAGTTTAAGCAGCAGGATAATGTGGAAGTGGAAAGCACTTTAAGCTGTACACATTGTAAAATAGAAATAGATGGTAAAGAGGTAATGGAAGTTGATTTTATGAACAACATCTTTAAAGTTAACGGAGAAGATAAGCTGGCACAGTACAGGGCTAACATAGGAGCTTAACTCAATATCTTAATAAAATCAAATAGCCTTTACAGTTATGTTAAAGGCTGTTTTTATTAATAACCAAACCAAAAAACAATGGAAAAAGAAAATGTACAGGCGCCCGTACCAGGCGTTTACAAAGCGGAAACCGGTGTATATCATTTTGAAGATGCACAGGATGAGACAATGGAAATATGGACAAAGAATTATGAAAATGGGAGTAAAACAAAACGCTGTGCATTGTCAGATGGACGTATTGCAAATTGCCGCCGGTTGAAAGGTAAAGACAATGCACTTATTCAGCGTTTAACCAACAGCGATAGTGCAAAAGTGCAGTTGGCCGTGGCCGCACTCAGTACACAAATTGATGATAAGGATGTGGTAATTGAAGATTTGGAAGGGCTTTGGTATAATGATTTTACAAAGATATTGGCAATGTCCTCTTCCATAAATTTTTTATAGAGCCTGGGGAAATTGCATTCCTCGGTAATTGGTTTTCCCTTTCGCCATTTGTTATTATGGATTGGTTCACGGATGACATCCGCAAATGGTATAACGAAGCTGTAAAAATGCACAACTCACTACACGATACTAAGGATTAGGCTATGGAAAAAACGATGAAAATAGCAGTTGTATTAAGTGCTTACGATAAAATGAGCACGGTAATAAATACTGCTTTCACCAAAGCTGAAATGCGTATGAAGGGGTTGCAAAAATATCGCAGCGGGCTCGATAAATTTGGCAATGCCGCTGCTATAGGTGGTGGTATTGCTACGGCTGCATTTGCCTCTACATTAAAAGCTGCTGAGGATAGCGAAGTGGCAGGCAACAGGTTAAAGCAGGTGTTTAAAAGCATGGGTGAGGCTAATGATGGTGCCGCTAATGCAGCAATGGAATATGCAAGCCAGTTGCAGTCACAAATTGGTATTGAAGATGAAGTTATAAATGCGGCACAGGCAAAGATTGCCACCTTTAAAAGTGTGAGCGATGCCACCGCACGTATGGCAGGTATATTCGACAGGGCCACCGAAGCATCTTTCGATATGCAGGCAACTGGTTTTGGTGATGCATCACAAAATGCCGTTCAGTTAGGCAAAGCATTGGAGGATCCAATTAAGGGTATCAATTCACTTCGCAGGTCGGGCATTACTTTCACAGCACAGGAACGAAAGAAAATTCAGGCATTAGTGGATAGTGGTGATAAATTAAAAGCGCAAAACATAATTTTAAAAGCAGTTGAAAAACAAGTGGGGGGTGTAGCTAAATCTACTGCCACTACCAGTTCAAAAATAAGAACTTCATGGAGCGAAGTGAGCGAGGGTATTGGTAAATCATTATTACCGGCTTTTCAAAGTATTGGTAATATGCTGGCTAAAAATGTGATTCCTAAAATAGTGGATTTTGCTGCAAATAACCCGAAGCTCGTAAAAACACTGGCTGCTGTATCTGTTGCCTTATTAGTGGTTGGTACTGCTGCTAAAGTTCTTTCGCTCATACTTGCTACTAACCCGATTGTACTGATAATAATGGCTATTGCCGCTGCCGCCATACTTATCTATTCAAATTGGGGAAGGATTAAAGAATGGTTTGCTGCATTGTGGGATAAAGTAAAATCCATATTCTCCACTGTTTGGAATTTTATAAAAAACCTTTTCCTTAACTATACCCCTTATGGCCTGGTGATAAAACATTGGGATAAAATAAAAAAATTCTTTTCAAACCTGTGGGATAATGTTACCGGTATTTTCTCCCGTGTTTGGGAGTGGATTAAAAACATGTTTCTCAATTATACACCCTATGGCCTGGTAATAAAACATTGGGATAAAATAAAAAAATGGTTCCATGATTTGTGGGAAAATGTTACCGGTATTTTCTCCCGTGCATGGAAAAAAATTAAAGACATCATTGGCGGTATTTGGAATGGAGTAAAAAAATTCTTTGGTAAACATGATGAGGCAGTGGATAAAACATTAAAGAAAATTGAAAAAGTGCAAACCGCTGCAGAAGGGTACCAGGATACGCTCAATACTGTTAACGGTACAGTGGCAAGGTCATCAGCATATACAGTGGGCAATGCATACTCCACTGTACTGGCTTCGCCATCATCCGCTTTAAAACCTGTTGCAAATAATAGCAATGATAACAGCACCATGAATTATTCACCCACCATTAATGTAAGCGGCGGGGCAACAGAAGATGATGCAGCGCTCATAACAAGCCAGTTGAGCGGTGATTTTGAAAAACAAATGAAACGTTACCAGTCAAAAAAAGAAAGGGTGTCATTTAATCAATAATTTGTTATGGTTACTATACGTGTGGAAGAGGCCAATAAAAAGCTGAAAGATGCATTTAAACCACTCACTGGTGAGCAGGTGCCTGTTGCTATTACCAGGGCTATCAACCGCACCCTGCAAAAAGGACGTACTACTGTAAAACGTAATGTAAAAGCGAATTTTAATGTAAAAGAGATTGATTTTGTAAATGCATTAACCGTATGGCAGGCAAATAAAAATAAACTGCAGGGCTACATTAATGCATCAGCCAAACCAATCAGCCTTTCACACTTCGACCCCAAATTTATAACCACCTCCGGTGGCAGTACCGTACAGCTCAGCTTAAAGCGCCAAAAAAATAAAACCACCGGCAAGCAGGATTTTATAAAAAAGCAAAAAAAGATTAAGGGGGATATATCTACCGGGGTGAGCTTCACTATCGCTAAGGGGCAAACGAAAACTTTGCCATTTGCATTTATGCTTAAAGGCGATAATGCAAAACCAGTGTTTGCCCGTGGCGGTTATTCCGGAAATAAATTTATTGTACGGCACCAGCGGGTAAATAAATCCGGCAGCGATACACCCATCGCTAAACTTATCACCACTTCCATTTTTGGCAGCACCCGTAATGATGCCGTGCAAAAAGCAAACATGGTGGATATAACAGCAGATTATGAAAAACGCCTGGTGCATGAAATAAATTTTTTAACCCGTAAAATAAAATAAGTGTACGCACAGTTGGGTAATATTGTTTTTAATAAGGCTTATTCGCCGGATGGTTTCACGCACAGCGATGAAACAAGTTATGCACAGCATGAACTGATTAATATAAAACCACGCCTGCAGCCCACCGGTAATAATCTCGAAGAAATTGAATTATCTGTTTTGGTACATGCTGAAATTACCAATGTGCCGCTCACGTTGTTGGAGTTAAAAAGTTCAAAAGATACATTTGAAGTAATGCCTTTGGTAATGGGTACCGGCGAATATGTAGGCGACTTTATAATTACTAAATTAGAAAGAAATACATTGAATGCGCTTGCAGATGGGTACGCTATAGCTGTGGCGGTTACAATAGCACTTAAAGAATATGTGGTGGCGGATAAACTGGCACAGCAGCAAAACACAGCCCGTAAGCAGGCATTTGCTGTGGGGGATATTACACCCACCCGGCTGGCACCCATTGAAAAATATACACCTTCGCAAATTGCCAGTAAAGATGTATCGCTTACCGTAAGCCACAGCATCAGTGCAGATGAACTGGTACGCAGTTACGAAAATAATGTAAGCAGCAGGCAAAGTATCAGTGATAAACTGCAAAAATCTTTAACTAATATTGATACGCTTTTAGTGGATGCTGCCACACGTATGAATGAACTGCAAACAGAATTGGATTATACAGAATTTATGGACAGTATTTCACGGGTTCAGGATACGCTGGGAGATTTTGAATTTCCCATAACCAGTATTGCAAATTTAAAATTTGCCAATACAAACCTGCAGTATTTTGTTGGGCTGCTTAAACAGCAGGCCACACAATTAAACAACCTGGTAATAACACGGAGGGCATAATGGCAGACAATATACCATATACAACTACAGGCGATACACGCTGGGATACCATTGCACAAAAAGCATACGGAAAGGCATCTGCTTTTCAGCCAATAATTTCAGCAAATCCCAACGTACCAATTACAGCGCTGGTACCTGGTGGTACGGTACTGCTCATACCAATATTGGAAAATAACAGCATTCTTACCGATGCAGAAAGTTTGCCGCCGTGGAAAAGATGATACTGAGCAAAACACAATTCAGGGTCAACTGCCTTTCCGGTTTTTATAACCGTAGCTGCAATATGGGCCTTGAAATATTTTTTGATAATGCCTCTTTTTTTTTGATGTACCGTGTGGAATCAACAAAAATGACCCACACCGAAATGATAGTGTTGAACTAAAATAACTCATAATTCATAACTCATAATTCATAACTTGTTTGAACCTCTCCACCGCCACATATAAAATTCTGTATAACAATAAAAATATTACTCAGGATATTTCCGACCATCTTATTTCACTAACGTACACGGATAAAGTAAGCGGAGAAAGCGATGAGTTGGAGTTGAGTATTGAGGACAGCGATTTGCTTTGGCAAAATGCCTGGTATCCTGGCAAGGGGGCTAAACTAACCGCCGAAATTATAAACGATGGCCGTGTGCTAAACTGTGGAAATTTTACCATTGATGAACTGGAAATGAACAGCAGCCGCAGTGGCGGCGATGTGCTTACGATAAAAGCAATTGCCACCGGCATTACAAAAACATTGCGTACTAAAAGAAGTACCGCACACGAAAACAAAAACCTCCGGGAAATAATAAACACAATCGCTGCTGCCAATGGCCTTACTGTAATGGGCAATATTGATAATATTATTTTTAACAGGATTACACAATACGACCGTACCGATTTGGATTTCCTGGCACAGCTTGCCAGTGATTACGGATATACATTCAGCATAAGGGATACCGTTATCACCTTCACCAGTATATATGAACTGGAAGGGAAGAACCATATATTAACATTAGACAAAACAGAAATTACCGCATGGTCAATCAAAGACAAAACAGCCCATGTATATAAAGCTGCCAAAGTGCAGTATCATAATCCTGATACTAATACAACTGTAGATTATGAACAGGATGCAGAAGATATTGAAACAGAAGGCGGCGGCAATGATACCGAGCCTGCATTCGTACCGGCTGCATCAGGTACCACAAATAATGATACAGGTGTTTTTTTTAATTTTAATGCATCAACTCTCAGGGGCGTGCCCGCCAATTCCGGTTTTGTGGACACAGGCTATTCATCATCCGATATGCTCGCCATAAAAATGAGGGTTGAAAACCGGCAGCAGGCAGAAGCAAGGGCAAAGGCGGCGCTGCATAAAAAAAATACACAGGAATCTGATGGCAGTATTGCCACTATGGGAAATGTATTACTGGTTGCCGGTGTAAATTTTGAACTTACAGGAATGGGTACACTAAGTGGAATACAGCATATAGTGCAGAGCTCCCATACAATTGACCGTAGCGGTGGCTACATTACAGCGTTCTATATAAAGCGTATTAAAAAAATACCGGCTTCTAAACACAGGCCAAAACAGGTTAAGGCAAAAATAAAACCTGTAAATGATGTACCGGATTATTTAACTTTTAAACATGCCGCAAGGCAGTTTGAGGCAGGTGGTGCATTTAATAATTTTGGATTCACTCAATAAACCATGTTAAAGTTTGGCTACATAACAGAGATAGATGCTGCAAAGGGAATGGCAAGGGTAACATTTGAAGAGAATGAGCGCCTTACTACCCGCTTTCTCCCAATGGCAATGCCAAAAACTTTGGAGGATAAATTTATCATCCCATACGATATTAACGAGCATGTGTATTGCATCATGGATGAAAATTGTGAGGATGGTGTTATAGCCGGTGCAATTTATGATGCTGGTAATATGCCCGATGGTGGTGCCGCAGGTAAAATGCGTGTTAAGTTCGTGCCGAATATGGTAATAGAATACGACCGGGAAACATCAACTTTAACCATCGAAGGTGGCGACTTTGTGAAAGTGAAAATGGGTACTTCGGAGTTCATTGTAAATGATGGTTTTCTTATCAAAAAAGACAGCGAAACATTAAAAAAAGTTTTCGATGATTTGATTGCACAGATAAAAGCCATCATTGTACCAACAAATGTAGGGCCTTCCGGTAATCCAATCAACGGCGCTGCATTCGATGCAATAAAAACAAGGGCTGATAATCTTTTAAAATAATGGCATTAGAAACAGCAGCATTTAAGAGTGGTTTAAAAACATTGCTGGATGGTTTATTTTATAACACAGGTGTTACGCCTGAGCAGGCACGTACCACTTTTTCAAATGGCCTGGGTGATTTGCTGGTAACGCTTATAAAATCAGGTACGCCCGTAGTACCAGGTACAGGGTTAACAGCACCCGGCGGTGGTGGTGCAGTAACAGGAACGAGTAATTCAGGTTCTATAACTTAAAAAGTTTTTCCTGGTTCCCCCTTTAGGGGGCGGAGGGGGTTTACATGGCAACACTAACAGATATACGCAGCACCAACTGGCAATTAAGTTTACAGGGTGCAGGCTATGTGGCCGAGGGTATTGCAGACATACGGCAGTGTATAGATGTTATATTAAGAACAGTAAAGGGAAGCGATGCATTAAGGCCGCAGTTCGGCAGCGATATTTACCAGTACATTGATAAACCTGTTAACCTCACTATACCAAATGTAAAACGCAGCATTATTGAAGCGGTTGCCATTTGGGAAAAACGGGTGAAAATTGTGAGTATTACTCACGTTGTAAATGGTGAACAGGTACAGTTCTTTATTACATACAGTTTAGTGGATGAGGATGTAACGGATACGGTACAGTTGTATTTACGCAATAACGATTTGGTTATTGCACCACAACCTGAGCAGGCACTCATATTACAGGGCTTTTTTCCGGCAGTATATCAGCAGTTACTGCTGGCCGTTACATTGGATGGTACAGCACAGTTGCCCACGCCGCCATCATTTGGTTTTGTATCACCGGCAGCAATGTATTCATGGGTGATTGCTAATTACGGGTTTCTTGGTACATGGTACCTGCTGCCGGATAAGATAATGCTTTTTGTAAATGCTGGTTTAGCAACCACGGGCAGCATTACTATTACACCGCTTACCATTAATAAGTATGTTTTTGATATTACGGTGATAGAGCCCGGCCAGCAGTTCAGGGCGGCAGTGGCAGCGCCGGGCAGCGCCCCCGGTGTGGAATTAGATGTGCGGATTGAAAATAACCTGGCCGCAATATTAGCATGGCTGCAGGCAAATTTCAGCAGTTTCGGTACATGGGATATTGAGAATATTGTTACCGGCTCCGGCGATTTTGACCCGGCAGATTTTAACCCGGATGATTTTGATACGATAGGCGATTATTACCAGTTTGTTTTATATACACCGGATAACCCCGGCGCAACAGTAACCACAACAGCAATATAATTTGGCAGGCGAAACAAAAATAGCATTTGTAAATACCGACCCGGATGCGGTGGTTACTGAACTGGTGAATTATTACCAGTCTTTAACCGGCAAGATATTACAGCCTGCACAAATTGAGCAGTTGGTAATGAATGCTGCAGGTTACCGCATCAGTCTTTTATTAAATCAAATAAATGAAACGGCAAACCAGTGCCTCGTAAATTTTGCCACCGGTGCAGCATTGGAAGAGTTGGGTGCATTGGTGGGTGTTACCCGATTGCCTGCATCATCTGCACAATGCGTGGTGAGGTTCCAGTTGGTTAGCGGTCACGGTGATTTAACGATGGATGCAGGATTGAGGGTGCAGAGCACAGACGGGCAGGCAATCTTTATAACTACCGAAAGCAAAATAGTAACAACGGGTGATACTTATGTGGATGTAAAATGTGATTGCACTAAAACAGGTGATAGCGGTAACGGTTACACAGCAGGTAATATCAGCATCATATTAGACCCACGGCCTTATGTAACATCAGCCGCCAATCTCGATACCACCGGTGGCGGCAATGATGATGAAACGGATGAGGAAATGAGGGAGCGTATTTTACTGGCGCCATCACAGTTTAGCGTGGCAGGCCCAAAAGGGGCGTACGAATTTTGGGCAAAATCTGCACACCCCTCCATTGTGGATGTAGCCGTTACCATCGGGCATGATGAGGATGATGAGGTTATACCCGGGCAGGTAGATATTTTTCCCTTGCTGTATAATAATGCAGAGTTAACAGACGAGATAAGCGATGCGGTGTATGCAAAATGCAATGATGAAAAGATAAGGCCGCTAACGGATACGGTGGTGGTAAAATCACCCACTGCAGTTGATTATGTAATTGATGTGGATATAACCATACTGGATAATGCAGCATCACCGGATGTGCAGGCGGCTGTTACCGCTGCACTGGAAGCGTACAGGGATGCCCGTAAAAATAAACTCGGTATTGATGTGGTGTTATCGCAGCTTACTGCAGTAAGCCAGGTGGCTGGTGTTTATAAATCAGCATTCACCTTGCCATCTGCTGATATTGTGGTGGGTGAAAATGAATTTACAAACTGTACGGCTATCGCTGTAAATATAATTGGCACGCATGATGAGTAATGTATCGGATACCATATTGCCCGACAGCATTGCAATACAGAATGATATTGCAGCAATTGACATCGCCATAAAAAAATATTTAGAAACCATACCCCTTGAAAGGCTATTGGTTTATGATGTGGATAATATTACTGCAGAGGCATTGCCGGTACTGGCAGCACAGTTTGATGTATTGGGATACAAGGGAATGCGGCTGGCAGTAACGGAACAGGATAAACGCAATTTAATAAAGAGTGCCATTGAACTGCACAGGTATGCAGGTACCCCGTGGGCGGTAAAAGAGGCAATGAAAAGGGTGGGGTTTTATGATGCAGTTATTACTGAGGGGGTTGATGGCCCATTGCCGGTATGGGCAAATTTTTCGGTAACCCTCAGCAACGGCCAGCAGGGAATAAACGACAGCAGCATTGCTGATTTGCGGAAAATGATTGAAGTGTATAAAGCGCAACGCAGCAACCTGGTGGATATAAATATGATACTGAATGTGCAGGATGTGGTGGATATAGAAGAAGAAAAAATAGGTGTTACACAGGATATTTTAGTAAGGGATAATGTAGTGTTCACCAATAAGCTCCTTTATAATGATGTAGCCGATTATGATGGCAGCTACGACCATAGCGGCGATAGCGATTTAATAACAATTGAACCCGTTTAAAATGATACTTACTGCAGGCAAACAAAATGTGTTGAAATTACTGGCTGGTAATACCGGTGGCAAGGCCATTGTAACCATATCGGCAGGCACCAGCGGTACCGCTGCAACAGAGGCCGATACCACCATTACCGCATCGGTTGACTGTACGGTAACAACAGTGGAATACCTGCCCGGTGATATTGAAAGATACACGGCTATACTGGATGCGGCAGTTCCTGCATTCACCATACGGGAGCTTGGTTTAAAAGATGAAGATGGCACGTTGCTGCACCGTAAGGTTATAAGCCCTTCGTATGATAAAGCAAGTGGCCTTACATACACATTGCAGTATGAAATAAAAGTAATTTAACAATGACAAATATTTCAGAAATAAGCCAGTTTGATACCAATGTGCAGCGGTACGATTTACTCGACCCTGTACTCGGCAATGATAGTGGCGAAAGTAATATCCCCATAAAGCAACTGGCTAACCGCACACGCTTTTTGTATGATTATGTAAATGGACATGCAGGCGTATCGGTGGTATCGGCATCAGCAAATATTGATGTAACCTATCTGCGTAAACTGGTGTACGTAGATACGGCTAATAATATTACACTAACGCTGGCGGCAGCATCAAGTTTTTTAAACGGGCAAAAATTAAGTTTTGCGGTAAAAACAACCGGTGTAAAATCTGTACGCATTGCTTTATCTGGTGATACAATTGTAAACCTGCCAGTGCCTTTTACGGCATTGTGGCTGATGAATGGCGAAAGAATTGATTTAGTAAAGGTGGGTGCAGCAAGCTGGTGGCTGGTGGATATTGATACTAACCTGAACATGGTGGGTAATGATGCAATGGTAAGGCGGTTGCCAAAAAATGCGGCGGTTGCCAACGGCAGTATTACAACAGTATCCCGTGCTGATTATGCACGGCTATGGGATTTGGTAAATGCCGCTGGGTTGGCTGTAAACGAAGCTGCCTGGCTGTCTGATGCTGTTATTTACCGAACGCTGTTTAGCAGCGGTAATGGCACCACCACTATGCGGTTTCCAGATATGCGAAGTATTAGCTGGCGGGCTTTGGATTTAAGCCGTGGGCTTTCTTTTTCCCGTACCGGAAGTGTTGCTGGTAGTTACGAGGCAGACAGGGTGGGGCCGCATACGCACCCTATTGAGTATGAGCCTAACGGCAGTGATGGTACGCCTAATGCACAGATGCTGCAGCATACGGGGGCTGAAAATGGCGGTTCTTCCGGTATAAATACAGAGGCTTGCCTTGCTAATACCGGTAATATAGAAACAACAGTTAAAACCGCCGGCCTAATACCGGTAATTTATTATTAAACTAAGTATGATGAAAAAGATAATTGTTTTTTGCATTTTTATATTTTGTTTTTGTGAGAGTTACGCACAAATTCCTGCAGATACAAACGAATTGCGTACAAAAATTGACGAATGGGTGGGCGCCAATAAAAACCTGAGCGGCATACGGCTTAATAACCTGCTGCATGGCTTTGCTAATTTTTTAAACAAGGGTGAAAATGTATATCCAAAATACCCGTTACAATTATTTGACAGCGCAGGAAAAAAGCGCATACGCATTGCATATAGCTGGATAGACAGTGCATTATCGGGTGGCGGCGGTGGTGGCACTTGGGGAAGTATAACCGGCACACTCAGCAGCCAGACAGATTTGAACACCGCACTAAATAACCGCTGGAATTTATCAGGTAACGCAGGCACATCTTCATCTAACTATATTGGAACTTCGGATGCACAGCCGCTATATTTTGGATACAACGGTATTAAATCTGGTATAATTGATGGTAGTACTGGCAATACCTCTATTGGCTATAAGGCAATGTTTGCTGGAACACATTTTTTTAATACAGCTTTCGGAAGCGAAGCTCTGTCGGCAACCGCTGTTTCTTCTGCTTCTAATGCCGCTTTTGGTTATCAATCTTTAAAAGTCAATACAAGCGGTGGCACTAATACTGCCGTTGGATACAGGTCTTTATGGAGCAATACAACAGGAAGCGATAATGTGGCTATTGGTTCAGATGCTCTGCTGGTTAATGGAGCTAATTACAACACTGCGGTGGGCAGCAGTTCATTAAGGCTTAACAATGGCGGACAGGTAAATACCGCTCTTGGTTTCGGTTCTTTAAGTCAAAACGTTAGCGGCAGTAATAACACTGCTGTTGGAGCTTCGGCTTTAACAGTTTCAACAACCAGTAATAATACTGCTGTTGGGTATCAGTCTTTGTATAATAATAATAGTGGAGCTTCAAATATTGCTTTAGGTGCTTATGCCGGCAAGTACAACGGTACGCAGAGTAACAGATTCTTTATAAATAATACAGACCAAACAAATTATACAGGAGATACCAGTAACTCTATCGTTTATGGCGTAATGAATGCTTCTCCATCGAGCCAATATTTTAAAATTAATGGAAATCTTGTTTTGCCCATTGGCGCTGCTGCTGGTTATCTTTTAACGAGTGATTCTTATGGCAAAGCAACATGGCAAGCTGCCGCAGGTTCAGGAATAACAAGCGTAAGCGCCGGTTACGGAACCAGCTTTACCACAATTACATCAGCAGGCAGCGTTGCTGTTGACAGCAATGTAATAAAATCAACGTGGAAAGCAAGACAGGACAGCAGCGCATTGAGAGCCGCTATACAACTAAATAATGACAGCATAACTGCACATAATATACGTATAGGCAAAAACAGCGATAGCCTTACAGCTCACAATTTAAGGATTGGTAAAAATTCGGATTCATTAACTGCACATAATACACGTATTGGTGCAGTTACAGCACTTACAACAATATCAAAACAGGGGGATACTGTTAATGCAACACTGAGCAATGCAGCGGGCAATATTTGGTACAGGGTAAACCCAAACGTTAGCAAAACAGCATTGACATATACATTCCCTCCCTCTCCTTTTGATACACAGTTAATCACTTTCAATTTTGGGGGTTTAATAACAACTGATGCTACTGAGATCATTGGCATACTAACGTTTTTGCCTAATACAGGCCAAGGAATAGCCTCTCAGGATATTTATTATTCCGTAAGAAGAAGCGACTGTTTAAAATGGCGTTTTGATTCATTAAATTCTAAATGGTATTTACAATAATGAGACTTACTTTAATCGCTCTATTTATTACTGCAAAAGTTTTGGGGCAAACAGTACCGAAACCAATCCCTTTTTTATCGCCATCCACCAATGTAATATTTGCAACTGACTTCAGAGTTGGAATTATTGGGGCTGATACCGTTTTTATTGACATCAGCGGTAATGGGCGGCATATAAAAATTACAAACTGCGATTTTAATATAGCTGATCCGCAAAGAGGATGGACATACAATTCCAGGGCAACAATTACTGCTCCGGCTGGTGATGCAACATTTATAGCTGCTGATACTGACAGTATGTTTTATGAGGGCGGCGTTGCACAGGCTGTTAACAGCAGGCACTTATTCCAGGATATAAATTACAGTCATAAAATTTTCTCCCGGCATACTATCAGAACTGTTGATGTTAACGGTAATCAGAATTATGTTCCGCATGTACAGTGTTTGGTTATGTATGCAAATGCACAGAGCGGTAACGCCCTTACGAGGTGTAATGAATATTATGGAGTGCCAGTTGAAAACACAACAACAATGGCATGGATTAGTAAAAGAGGAAGCGATGCAACAGGTAATGGTTCAAAAATAAATCCATACAGGTCATTAAACCAGGTAAGAAATACAACAAAGACTATTGTATATAGTAAATGTGGCGACTTTGATATGGGTGCAACCTCGGTAACATTTGGAGGTGCAGCTCCTTTAGTTATACAAAGTACCGGCAGATGCAGTTTTTGGCTTTCATCCACCGCAGCAGGCTGTGTAATTGATAATACGGTTACGTTTAGAAACTTTACAATAAACGATTCATCCACTAATGGAATGAATAACAGGTTTACCGGACTTACGATTGATAAATGCTACATCAATAAAACGAAGGGTACAAATTTCAGTTACATCAACGGCGCAGGCACTCCCGAAACAATTACTGATTGCATATTCAATACAATGGCCGGTACCTCAATATGTTTGAACATAGCCACACCAAGTACCTATACATTTAATGGTAATTACGGAGTTATAAAACATATATGGGGTGCCGGGCATGATGCAGCATTGCTTGTTCTTAAATACAATAAAGGGGTGCCTGGCTCAGGCTCTACTTTATACGCAAATTCTGTTTCTTACAGGGATAACAAAGGTTTAGTCAACCTATTGATTGGTCAGCTTACTTCAAAAGTTCGCTTAACAAATGAAGTAATTGATTTTGCGATAAATTTTTCAGACACAACGACAATTAGTAACTGCACAATTACCGGAAACGTAGTGGGCAAATACGATTCAATTTTAAACAGTAATATAACTGGTACCTCTACAATTACAGCGAAGAAAAATTTACTAATTGATAACTGTTATTTTTACCAGTTTGCAACTGCCAATGCAAACACATTGTTTGTAAGTGCAGCCGCAAATTCAAATGTTACAGGAGTTAAGATTACCAACACCTACATTTACGGGAATGTAACCACGCAGTATTGCCTGTATGTTGGTGAAACAGCGCAACAATCGGGTGTGAATGCTCTTACATCACCATATATCTTTAATAATTTAATTGCCAATCTTAGTACAACAACATCAGGGGCATCTGCACATACAGTGTTTATAGGTGGTACTGCAAACCCCAATTTCATTTTTAATCAAGTAGAAGCTCCTAATGGTTACTTCATGGTTATTAAAAGCGGTGGCGTTACTTATACAAGTACAGACCCCCATATACATGGTAATATTTTTATAGCGAAAGGCACTTTGAACAAGGGCATTTATGTACGTGGTGCAAATGGTGTTGTTGTTAGCAATAATGCTTTTTTAAACTACCAATCATCTTCTAACTTATTTGAGGAAGATGATAATGCTCTATCGCAAGCACATTCTCTTCTTTGTATAAACAATACCATTTCATTAGCCGGTAGCGCCGGATATGGTACCGGCTCGGCACTTACAACGAGAAAAAATGGAGTGGCTAAAAACGGGTTTAGCTGCACTGTACCAGCTTCTGATAGTGTGATTACAGCAACATTCAGCAGCAGCGGAGTACCCTCTGTTGCTTTAGATTTTGGTGAGACAACCACACGTACAACATTACTTGATCCAAGTTATATAATTCCAACAGCACCTGTTTATGTAAGCCAATCAGGTAACTGGCAAATTGGGCCCATTAAAAAATAAGAACAACATGAAAAAGCTACTCACCGTCTTATTACTAACTATTTGCCTTACCTCTTTCGCACAAAAAGGAAAGAAAACGACCACAACAGCAACGATTACCTTACCAACAGCAGGGCAGGTTATAGTAGGCATTACACCAATAACTGTTAACAGTGGCATGGGCAGCGCACAGGTGCAGTTATTAGAGTTCAATTCATTATGGGATAATGCAGTGGGCATTTTAAAAGCAAACAGTTTTACATCCACATGGCCTTTTACTTTTCTGTGGAACACCTCCAACACAACGAAGGGCAGTAAGTACATACAGGTAATGATTACCAGCGACAATAAAATAATATTCACTCAAAAAGTAAATGTAATAGTACAATGAAAAAACTCTTAATTATAGCAATCGCTTTAATATTAATGTCAACCATTAATGTAAGAAACAGTAACGATGGGAAATATTATCCTGTTTACACAAAAATGGAAGTTGATAATCTTTTAAAAACTATTCAGTCGGCAACCACATTAAAGGACAGTATTGCAAAAATAAGGGCTGAATATAAAACAGCTTTAAAAGATACTTCCGCAAACATGCGTAAAGAATACCAGGCGTTTTTTGCATCACTGGAAAAAAGGCTATCTAATACCGATGCTGCTGTTAAAATGAATACCGATACCATTAATGCGGTAAAGAAAAAACGTATAAAAATAAGTGCTGATTTTGGCACTAACGCTGCCGGTGATTCTCTTTACTTAGTTAAATAATAATACCAATGAAAAAATTAGTAACAATATTTCTTTTATTTATTAGTGCCGTTTGCAGCGCTGCAAAATATTATGTTAGCAGTGCCGGAGATGATGGTAATACCGGTACATCACCAGCCACGGCGTGGAAAACTATTACAAAATTAAATATCCAATTTGCGTTTATGGTTCCGGGTGATTCGGTTTTTCTAAACCGGGGCGATACCCTTTATGGCAAGCTGAGCATTAACCGTTCTGGGGCATATAATAATCCTATTGTGGTTACCGCTTATGGTACCGGGGCTGCGCCGGTTATTACAGGTTTAAGTTCAATAACAAATTTTTCATCCGCAGGTGGTAATTTATGGACGGCCACAATCAGCAGCGCCAATAATGCAAGAGTGTTAACGAAAGGAAATACTATGCTGCCGTGGGGCCGTTATCCAAACTATGGCTATATCCGTTTTCAAAACCATACCGGCACTTCTCAAATAACCAGCAGCAGCCTTACAGGCACACCCGATTTCACTGGCAGTACCATTGCTTTAAGGGTAAGCCCTTACGAGCTGAGTGTTTTCCCTGTTTCATCGCAATCAGCCGGTACATTGTTTTTTACCGGGAATACGGCATCACTAAGGGATAATTATGGTTTCTTTTTACAGAACTCAGTGGTGTGCTTAGATACAACCGGTGAATGGACTTTTAACAATACAACAAAGCTGCTTACACTTTACAGCACATCCACACCAACTGGTTATAAAATTTCCACTATTGACAGTTTAATAGTTTTGGCAAACAGTAAATATATAACGTGGAAGGATGTAGTAATAAATGGCGCTAACAGTATTGGGGTAACATTGCTTAACAGCAGCTATATAATTTTTGACAATTGCACCTATAACAATAATGGGAAAGATGCAGTGCGTGGGCAGGGGGCTAACGCCTGTACCGTTCAAAATTGTGTAATTACAAACAGCTTTAATAACGGGCTTAATTTTGTAAATACGAGCAATGATAGCTGCTACCTGCTTAATAATTACATAAAGAACAGCGGACATGTGGCCGGTATGAATGGTAACGGCACCAGCACCCGTATGATGGGTATTGCAGTAGAGGGTAATAATAATTATATATATGCAAATACGGTTGACAGTTCCGGTTATGTGCCAATAACTTTAAAAAGGGGCAGTAATAATATTTTTTCGCACAACAGGGTATTTAACTATTGTTTTACCATTGATGATGGCGGCGGTTTGTATTATTGGAATGTAACATCTAACCCATACTTAGGTAATAAATTTTTATGGAACATAGTAACAGGTGGCATTGGCGCCACAGCAAGTAAAGCGCCGGGTGCTGCTGTTGATGTGGATGGTATTTATATGGATGATTGGGTACGTAATGTAGAGATTGCTTACAATACAGTGTATGATATTCCGCAAAGCGGCATGTACATACATAACGACAGCAACCTGTATATACACCACAATCTTATTTACAACAGCGGAAAATACCAGGTAAATTTTACTTATAATGATGTGTATGTGGCCGGGGTAAAACAGCCTGATTTTCCCATGCAGAAAATTGTTTTTACAAACAATATATTAGTTAGCCGTACATCCACACAATTGGTGCGGTTTAATTACAGTGCCCGGAATAACATTGACAGTTTTGGCGTATCGGACAGTAATATTTATGCAAGGCCCATAAACGACAGTCTTACCATCCAGTCAACCCGTGTAATAAGCGGCAGCACTGTTACAAGTAATTACAGCCTGTACACCTGGAGGGCGGCATATCCAAAATACGATTCCAGTACAAAACGTTCGCCGGTAACCGTTACTGATGTTAACAATATACGCTTTGAAAAAAATACAACTTTATCGCCTGTTTCATTATCGTTAGGTGCTAACTATACACAAATCAGTAACGGTACCGTTGTGCCAATTATAACGGTGCCGGGTATGTGCAGTTGGCTGGGTATTTTTTATGCGGCTATTGTGGAGGAAGAACAATTTTTACAGATTCCTTTTAACCTTACTACAGAATAAAATTTTTAAATCAGCAAAAGTTAACCGGCTTAATATGTCAATAATGAAAAAATCCTTTACGCTTGGTGAGGCTTTTATAGCAATATTTACTTTGATTGGTGTAATGATTACTTTTTACAGTACCGTACAGGTACGGTTATCCTCACTTGAAATAAGGGTAACACAAATGGAAACACAATATTCAAAACAGGATGGAAAGTTGGAGCGGATAGAGAATGGCATTAATGAAATAAAACTGCAGTTGAAGGATAAACAGGACAGACAATAATTTTAAACCACAAAAAAAATCAGTATGAATTATTTTATAAATGAAACACTGCCACTTATTTTGTTTGGATGTGCTGGTATATTAATTATGGTGCTTGCCAAAATAAACGATTTGAACCATAAGCCGGAAAGCGATGGTATGAATTTTTGGGATGTTTTAAAAAAGTTCTTTCGTAAGGAATGGGCCAGTTACCTGGCATCATTTATAGTGGTATTTGTTGCTGCAACCAGCCATGAAGAATGGCTGCAGTGGTTTGCGCCCGATGGTAAACTTTCCAAACTGGCTGAGGTGCCGCTTGGAATAAAATTGGGCATGGTAATGTTTGGTATGGTGGGGCATTGGGTACTGTACAAATTTGTGTTGGGCAAAATGGAAAAACAATAAAATAAAGTATATGAAATTATTATCAGCACTTTTTTCAGTCTGCTTTTTGTTAGTTGGTTGCTCAGCTTCGTTTGGTGGTTTTGGCTGGCTTGTTCCTGTAATTACTACTGCCGGTGGTTTAATTTTTTTATACAGGGCGGTGAAATTAAAACGGGGTATTGAAATGTTTTATGCCTTAGCGTTAGTAATTAGTACCGCAGTTATTATTTATTTAATGAGTTTAGATAAATGATATACGCACAACTATACCTGCTGCTGGCAACTGTTGTAATGGGTGCCCGGGATGGTATCAATTACCGGGTGTTTGGTAAACCTGTGGGTATTTATGCCAACATAAAAAAGCAATTGAAATGGTGGCATTGGCTGGGCGGTATCAATTATGTGTTTGTGATAGCGCCGGTTGTTTGGCTGCTGGAATGGAAAATAATTATAGCTGCTATGCTTATCCGTGTTGCCTTTTACGATGTTGTATATAATAAACTTGCAGGGATGGTTTCCGGCCACTTAGGAACTGAGGCAGGCAGTGATAAGCTGTTTGCCCGGTTCTTTGGCAAAGATGGTGCCGTAAATAAAATGTGGGCGGCGCTGTTGTTGCTGATAATTATAAACCTGTTAAATGTTTTGATATGAAATACTGGAAAGTTTTGGGAGCGGCTGTTATTGGTGTGATAATATTATGCCTGTTGGTTTTATTTTTTTCATCCTGCAGCAGCAGGCATATTCAAAAATCTGTGGTGCATACTGATTCTTTGGTGGTAAAAAAAGCAGACAGCAGCCACCTGGTAAAATCTACTGATACAAAGAAAAATAACACCGGTAAAACAACTGTAAAAACAGATAAGAGTAAAGCCAAAGAAGTAGTGAAGGAAAAAACGGTGATTGAATTTGATTCAATGCCATCTGTTGGGTTCAATGGCTCAGCAGAAGATTTTACCAATGGAATAAATGAAGATGCATGGAGCAATATGCAGAAACGGATTAAGAAGATTACCCACACCAAAACCACCACCAAAGCTGTTGAAAGCGATAAAAAAGACAGCAGCAGTTTATTTGATAATACTGTGAGGGTAGTTGAAAAAGTGGATTCGTTTGATAGTAATAAAACAGATTCAACACGGGTAACTGCGGATGAAAAACAGGTTGAAAAAAAAGTATGGCGGTTTAGCTGGTGGTGGCTGTTGCTATTGCTGGTGCTTGCTTTTCTATATTATAAAAGATTCAAAATATGATTACACAAAGGGCAATTGATAGAGCGGCGCAATCGCTTGGTGTAAAAACTGCTGTTATAAGGGCTGTGATGGATGTGGAAAGTAAAGGCGATGGCTTTTTACCGAGCGGAGATGTAAAAATATTATTTGAACCGCATATTTTTTGGAAAGAATTAAAAAAAGTAAAGGTAAATCCTGCTGATTTTGTAAAAGGAAATGAAGATATTTTGTACCCGGTTTGGGGTACAAAATTGTATGGTAAATATTCTGAGCAGTGGGCAAAATTACAAAGGGCAATGCTTATTAATAATATTGCTGCATTGTGTTCTGCAAGTTGGGGAGCGTTTCAGATAATGGGCTTTAATTGGCCTGCTTGTGCGGCTTCGCTGGATGAATTTGTAAAAAATATGCGGATGAGTGAAGATGCCCACCTTACCATGTTTGTTGATTATATTAAATCTGTGGGGCTGCAGGATGAATTGCAAAATAAAGATTGGGCTGGTTTTGCAAGGGGGTATAATGGCCCTTCATACGCCCGGAATAATTACGATAAAAAATTAGCGGCGGCATATAGTAAGTATGCTTAAATATCCTGTTCCTGTTTTAATAGCTATGGTTTGGTGAAAAAAGTGCCCCTGTAATGGGGGCATTTTTAATTAGTATGTAAATTATCCATGCTCAGCATTGCGGCGTCAATACTTTTATTTTTTACATGATAATACACCCGTGTGCTGCGGATGTCTTTTTGTCCTAATATCAGCATGGCCTGCTCTTCCGGTATATCCATTTCAGCCAGCAGGCCACCCATTGTGTGCCGGGCCACATGTGCGGTAAGGTTTACTTTTATGCCTGCATCAGCAGCAATCAATTTCAGCCATTGGTTAAATTTTTGGTTTGAAATTTTTAAAGGATTTTGTTTTACCAGTTCCACAATCATTTGCAGTTTACTGTGCATTTTATTATTTACAGCGGTATCAAATTTTTGATATTTCATAATGATACGGCCATCGGCAACATGCTTACCAGGTGTAAACCGCATGGCATCTGCAAACCGCATTCCGCTATATGCCATTAGTAAAAAATAAATTGCCACCCGGCGTATCATTTCATTTTCATTTGTTACATACTTTTCAATTGCCTGCAGGTGTGCCAGTTCTAAAAAAGTACGTTTTGTTTGTATATATTTATCCCGGTTAAATTCTGTAAAGGGATTGGTTTGAATAATGCCACCCATCTTTATTGCCTTACGCAGCATGGTGTGCATAAATTTAAAACTTTTCCACACGGTGTTATGTCTATTGCTAAGCTGTTGCTGCATATACATTTTATATTTTGTCAAATAACTGTAATCAATATCTGCAAAAGATGCCACGGATCTGAATTGTTCCATCTTGGTTACTTCGCTGTTATATGTACGCCTGCTTTCTTTGTTGTTATATTCTTTTATCCTGTCCCGGCAGAACTGGTAAAAATCTTTGCTGTCATCAATATTACGCACCGCCTTCACCACATGGGAACGGTTAATAGCAGTGCCCATTATTTCTTTTTTCAGCAGGCTGGATTGCATCTGCTGCAGTTTGCTTTCAATTACGGCATTAACCAGGGTTGCATTAGGTGCTGATGGCAGCAGGCAGCGGTTGACAGTATCCCACTGCTGCACTTTTATTTTATGGCCGGTGCTGATGGTTGCCACGGGCTTACGGTTGTAAAATCCACGGATGTAAATGGTGGCCGTGTCCGTGTTCTTTTTTTTCTTTAATTGAGCGATGATAGATATTGCCATGTTAAAACTTTTTAGGTGTCGCACGGGTGTTGCAATAGTGTCGCATTCTGCGTAACGTATTGCTGCAAATTGCTACGAATTACCACATCAGATATGATAGTGTAATTCCCTAAAAAGCAAAATGGCCGCTGTTTTCAGCGACCATTTGAGAATTTGAAGAGCGGACTGGACGGGTTTGCATTCCTCCACTCCAATCAGTTATTTATCAAATGATTGCTTTTTGATGGTGTCGCAATAGGGTTGCACTATGCTGCCCGGAGCTTGTTTTTGGGTGGTTTAAATGCTTTTAAAGGGTTGCGGTTTTCAAAAAATAAATCATCTAAAGTGATGTTGAAAAACTGCACTAATATCTTTGCGGTGGGCCAGTGCGGTTCGTGGCGGTTACGCTCCCAATTGGCTATCATGTACCGGGTGATATTACAACCATGAAACTTGCGCTGCAGTGCTGCGGCTAAATCCTCTTGCGTTAGCCCGGCAACTTCACGGAGTGCTTTTATTTTTTCGCCTGGTGTCATTTTTTTACAGTTATTGTTACGCCTGTATATTTACCTTTCTGTCCTAAAGCTTGTACAGGCTTTATTAATAAATTAGTTTCATTACCGGATATGTTTGCCGCTTTTAATAATGAGTTGTAATCAGTAACCACACCTGTAGTATCTGAAATAAAAAAACTTGCAGGAATATTTTTTCTTGTATCAAAATCTATATCAACGGACACCCACTTTTTATTATAAGTAAATGTTGTGGGAATGTCTTCTGATTTCTGTATCTCTGTTGGTTCAAATTTTTCATCAGGGGCACCCCAAAATTTAATTATATCTGTAGGTTTTTTATCAATCAGTTTTGATAAATCAAATACTATTTCATCTTTCACATCATTTTTTTGTAACTCAATATCATTAGGTTGTACTTCTTTTGGTTTTACTTCCTTTTCGCTATTCAATGCAATTGCCATCAAAAGAAAAAACGCAGCCAATACCCCCAGCACCACTTTATGCCATGTTTTCCATTTACTTTTTTGCTGGTTCATAAATTTAATTTTTGTTAACAAATTGATTTGTAAGTTTAAGATACCTTATACCTTACCGTTATGCCATTTGTTAAAAAACCTAAGCCAGTCTTAATCGCTTTTCGTATAAATCGAAAAGCCTGTCAGTTTCCCCTTTTATCGTTCGCCTCAGCTCAGCACTTACGGCAGAAACCGTTTTACCGCTCCGTTGGGCGCTCAGGCTTTCCACTTCCATCAGGATAACATTAAGCGTTGCCTGCTGGTTAATGCTTTGCTCCCAAAGCAATTTTATTTCTTTGGCGGCCTCACTATGCTTTGTTTTATATTCTGCTCCACCGCCATCATCCTGTAATATGTTTGAATCTATATCAAACTTAAATTCCTTTATAAGTAACTTTTTTGTTTTAGTAGTTATAGGTGCTTTATCATTTTCCAGAGTGCTTAATAATTCCCTTGAAAAACCCATCCGTGCTGCAAAATCCGTTTGCGACATGTTAAGTTTTTCACGAAAATTTTTAAGTATTTCTCCGGCTGCCATTACTGTATGTTAATAATTTGTGAATTACTTTATAAAGAACTTTACAAAGTTGTAAAGAACTTCACACTATATTTGTATAAGCATAACAAATATAATGGAAAGTACAATAATTGACACCAAACGAGGGGCAAAAAGTGCCGTGCTTACTGAGGATGAATTGATGCGTTTTCAGCATTGGGTAAATAAGCATTTAACAAAAACAGAGGCAGCAAAGGTTTTAGGGTTCAGTAACAATCTGCTTGGCCGTTTATATTATACTGGCCGGGGCGCTCCCGTTAGTGTTGAAAAGATAAGGGCTGTTATGAATAAAACCATCACCGATTAATTTTTAACACCAAAAACCATACACATGCAAAAGACTACTGCCACACCCTCATTACTTAACAGCGATGCAGAAGATTACTTAGTTCAAAATGGATGGCTGCAATTACCAATTAATGCCATTGCACATGATGCTGTTGTTTTTTTAAAAGGTTACCAGGCTTTGATTTTTACAGCCGGTGGAATTGATTTAAAAGGATGCCCCGAGCCGATGAGGGCATTAAAAGTAAATGTGCCTTCAATACTTTTAAGGTGGAAAACCGCACACTCCTATAATGGATGGGATGGAAAAAATATTTTTCAATTAATGATGCTGCTTGAATTTTTTGGGGCGGTAAAATTAAAAAATATACCGGCAGCGTGTAACCGCAGTTTGGTGGTAAAGGAAATGGCAGAAGCGATTGATTCAATTTTTAAAGTAGCGGAATGCCAGTAATTGAAATTGAAACTGAAATACGCAAACTGAAAATTGAAATGCGGAAGGAAATGGCCGCATTGCGAAAGATGATAGCCACCCGGCTGATTGCTGATAAGTGGGTGCAGCAGGATGTAGCCTGCATACTGCTGAACATAAAGCCCCGGCAACTTGCTAACATCCGCATTCATTTAGACAAAGAAAATAAAAAGGCTGGCAGCATTGGCTGGAAAAAGGGCAGGGGTAAAAACCTGTTGTACTACCTGCCTGATATTGAAAAGTACAACAGTGCAGTAACTATAATGAACTAAAGATGGATGCAATTGCGGTGGTTATTAACAGCATTATAGTTCATTCAGTAGAAGCTCCGCTACCGGGCACCAGCATGATGGTTGCACACAAATTGCGAAAAGTGTACTGTATTGATGATATGAAGGCACACGGTATAGATGCCGGTGTGTGGGTGGAGCGTAATGGCAGGATGGTGGAAGCGGTAAACACCAGGATGGATGATAATATACTCACCGTGGGCAGCAGGATGAATGATGAGGGATACGAACCGGAGGCTGGCTGGTGGGATGATATTCTGAATAATTTAAAACCGCCTGAAACGGGCGGTGAGTAACGCTCACAAAATTTTTAACAATGGATATAATCGTAAACAATCACTACCACGGCAGTGAAGAAATTAGTAAACAACTTTCATTAATACTTAAAAAACAAAATCAAATGAGCGAACAACTCGATGCTTTACAGGTGCAAATTGATGCCCTGAATGAAAAAGCAGACAAGCTGCAGGCTGCTATTGATGCAGACCAGGCCGCTGATGCGGAAGTGGTTGCCGCATTAAAAGACCAGATTGCAATACTTGAAGGCCAGATTGCAAATGGTGCAACACCTGAGCAGTTAGCTGCGGTGAATGCCAGTTTAGCGGCTATTGCTGATAAGCTGGATGCATCTGCTGCTGATGTGTCTGTTAATGCGTAAGCATTTCTGCAAAAAATTAAATAGCCCCGGTGTTGGAGCCGGGGTATTTAAAAACTCAACTGAAAGTAAACTAACTGTTATGAGTAACTCAGTAAGGATGATTTTAAACAGCATCATCCGCAACCGTAAACGAAAAACCAAGCCGAAACCACATGTAATAAAAGTGTACGAAGGCGGTGAGTGGAAGCAAAGAGTTTTTTTATGAGCAATCAGTCGTTTAGGCGGCTGTATTCTTACAGCGGCCTCTATTTGAACTATCAAAATTTTATTAATCCATGCAGGAAGATTTATACACACCTAACAGTGTACGCACATTTACCGGGAGGTACATTAACCTGGTTGACCCACAGCCGGAAACAATTTTCCCTTTTGATATAGCCATCGGGCTGGCAAGGGCGGCAAGGTTTGCAGGCCATACAAAGAAATTTTACAGCGTGGCACAGCATAGTGACTGGTGCAGGCAGCAGTGTGAATTGCAATACCCGGGAAATGATTCACTGGCATTTAAAATGCTGCTGCATGATGCACATGAGTTTATTCTTTGTGATTTGCCCAGCCCGGTAAAATCATTATTGCCCGGTTACGAAATGATTGCTGCAAAACTGCAGAACGCCATACATGTGCGGTTTGGTATAAAAGTTACGCCGCTGGATAATTCAATAATAAAAGATATTGATAACCGGGCTTTGATATATGAATGGAATAATTATGTACTGCGTAATTGTACAGGGTTGGCGCTAATGGACAGGGATAATGCAGATATTTTCATCCATCATTTTGTAAGGCTTTGTAAAGTGCCGCATGTATTGCAATGAGCGCCGCAACATCCATAATAACGTTACCATCCAGGCAGGGCAATTTATTTGCCGTGGTAAATGATACCAATTATAAAAAGTTTTGTGTTTTTCATGCGGAGTTTCCGAAAGTGTATGAGTTGTTTGAAAGGTTCAGCCTCAATTTAATACAAAGGGGCCGCACAAAGCTCGGTGCAAAAATGATAATAGAACGCATCCGCTGGGAAATGGCAACGGATGGCAGCAGGGATGCGGAGGGGTTGAAAATTAATAATAATTACACCTGTTATTACAGCCGGTTGTTTGTGGAGCGGCACCCGCAGTATAAAGAGTATTTTGATTTCAGGGAAGTAAAAAATTAAGTATGAGCGGTAAAATTCATTACAGGGTAAAAGACAGGGGTAATACCAATGCAGAACAAAATTGGGTAAAGAGTTTTAAAAGCCTGTGGCAATTGTAAAGCAGCATTGTGAAACCATACACATTTATTATTCAAGTAAAAATAAAAAATAATGCACCAGCAAACTTATTTGCAATCGCTTTCCATGCAAGAGCGTATTGCCTTTTTTCAAAATAATGCCCTTAAAATTGATGAGGGTAACTATGTTAAAAATTTAACAGCAGATGAAATTTTTACCCGTAAGGATACGCTTGCTGAAAGCTCCATTAAACTGAGTGATTTAAACGAAAAACTGGATGAAATAAAAAAGGAGTATAAAGTAAAAATGAAGCCTTTTAAAGATGAGATAGCTGTATTGCTTACTGAAATAAGGCATGGGCAAACCATTATAAACGGTAATCTGTATCATCTGGCTAACCATGATGAAGGAATTTTGGAAAGCTATAATTCGGAAGGTGAATTTATCGGCAGTAGAAAGTTGCGGCCAGATGAGCGGCAGGGTGGTGTTTTTCAGTTAGGATTAGCAAAATAAATTTTACATCTATCAATAAAAAATTATGAAACAAAACATTGAACTTTTTACAACTGATAAGCAAACTGAATTGGTTGTAAGGGAAGGTAAAGCTCTTGAACTCAGGGAGCCATTGGTTATTACTATTGCCGGTGATATTTACACTGTAAAAAACTATGTTGAAAAGCGTTATTTAAAATCAGACCCTTTAACACCTGAGCAAAGGGAAGCAATTAAAGAGCCTGATTATAACCTGCAGCAATTTTATAAAGATACTGCCGTGGTTACATTTGATAAAAGCAACCTGAGCATTAGCCTGCATGTAAGCCCACAGCATTTTTACGGCCCTAAAGTGGTAGGCAAAATGGAAATGAGCGATGAGATAAAACCGTTTTACATTAATACCGATAAAATGTTTAACCGTGAGCAACTTGTAAAACTTATCCGGTTTAATAAACGTTTTTTCTCCGATGCTGCAACGCATGAAAGTGTATTATCTGCTTTTCAAAATCTTTCCCTTACTGGTAATACAGATTTAAAACAGGCATCTGATACCCGTGGTAACAAAGCTGCTGCATTTAGTAAAAGCCTTAATACATCAAATATTCCCACAACATTTTATTTGTTTATGCCGATATATAAAGGCATGGCTGCTGTAAAATTCCTGGTGGAAATATGTTTGGACAGCAGCGATGCATCAATTGGTTTTTGGTTTGAAAGTGTGGAGTTAAAAGAGGTGCAGGATAAAACGGTGGATACCATTTTTGAAGAGCAGAAAAAAGAATTTGCAGATTTTGTAATTGTAAATAAATAAGTATGGCACTGATAAATGTATCTCTAACAGACCGGCAAAAAAGCTATGTGCTTAAAAATTATAACCGGATGAGCACGTATGAAATGGCAAGGTCGCTGGGTTTAGCGCAAACAAAAGTATTTGAAAATATGCAGTTGATGGGGTTGGAAAGAACGCTGCATAAAAGCAGGCAGGCAAGCGGAAAATTTTTTAAGTCGGCTAAATTTTTTAATGTAAATGAAGTAGGTGCCGGTGGTACGTGGTTAGTATAATTTTATTTGTATGAGTAAAATAGAATGGACACAAAAAACATGGAATCCTTTGGTTGGCTGCACTAAGGTTAGTGCAGGTTGTAAAAACTGCTATGCAATGCGTATGGCGTGGCGCCTGGTGCATAATCCTGTAACGAAAGATAAATATGCAGGCACGGCGGAAAAAACGGTTAACGGGCAAATAAACTGGACTGGTAAAGTGAATATGCTGCAGGATAAAGCGCCGCTGTATTTGGTACAGGTGGAAAACGGCCCTGTTGCAATCGCTGTGTTTGATTGCGATACCGGGATAATGATAAAGATTAAGCAGTTCATGTGTGTATTCGGATTGGTGGATATAAAAATGCGGATGCTTAGGGTAATGGAATTATTGAAGATACAGGGCTTTCCGGCTAATTACCAAATGGTGGGCAACCAAAGCGACCATAAAAAGTTTATTGGCAATAGTGTTCACCCGTTGGTGCCAAAGGTATGGGCAGAGGCGATGGGTAAACGATTGATTGAAGTTTTAAAAGCAGCGTAATGCCAGCAGCATTTTGTAATATATGTAACGAATTGGTGTATTACTCACGTAAACGTTTGATAAAACATGTGCAGTGTGAATGTGGTAATACACATTTAATTGCTGTAACTGGCACATGGAATGATAAGGGGGGATTTGATTATTACGATAGAAGTGGACGGTTTATAAAATATGTTCCACAAGACACATTTTTAATTCAACCTGAAAAAATAATGAATGGCACGGCCTAAAGATAACAGTTTAAAATATTACAACCAGGATACTAAGGATGATGATAATCTGCAGTATATAGAGGCTGAGCATGGTTTTATGGGGTATGCTATTGTACATAAGCTTTGGAAGCATATTTATGGCGGCCCCGGTGGTTATTTCTGCCCGTGGGATGAAATAAATAAAAAATTGTTCTGTAAAAATAATGGTATTACTATAGTTGATTTGGATAAGATTTTAGATACATGTTTCCAATCTGGCATTGAAATTTTTAACCGGGAAATGGCAGTGGCGAATAAGATATTAACCAGTAAGGGAATACAAAAGCGATGGTTAAGGATTGTAAAAGAGGCAGGGCGCAGTAATAATAAGGTGGATAAACTACACCAGCTAATACATTTAGAGGAAGAAAAACCCGGAGAAACTACACCTCCGGTGGTAGTTTCTCCGGCAAAAAGTACACAAAGTAAAGTAAATAAAAGTAAAGTAAATAAAAGTAAAGTAAATAAAAGTAAAGGAGAGGGAAATACAGAAAAAGAACCCACCCATGATTTTTTTAAAAATGAAATTGAAAAGAATTTAAGCAGGAATGCCGCCGCCGATTTTCAGCCGCCGCAATATTCGCAGGTTGATGATTTTTTTAAGAAGAAAACAAAGGAATTTTTAGAACCAGGTGCCGCCAATGTTGCCGGGCAAAAGTTCTACAATCACTACAAATCTTTAGGCTGGAAAACAACCGCTGGGGCAAAGGTGGTTGATTGGGAAGCGTTAGCCATCAGTTGGATATTGGAAGATTTGGAAAAATCAACAGTGAAAAATAAAGGAGCTATATCGAAACGATTAAAGGAAACACTATCACCTGAGCAGGCTGTATCGTTGAAAATGAAAACAAAGGATTTTATCCAGGCCGTATATTATGGGTATTGTGAGGGTAGTATTAAACAGGATGGTATACCAACAGAAATTTATACTGTTTTGGTTGAAATGGATTTGTTGTTATTGTCGCATCAACAGAAAAATAATATACTTACTCAGTGTAATGGTAATGATGTTAAGGCTAAGCAAATGGCAATTGCAAGTTATTTCACTAAGCAAAAAAATGATGGTGTAAAGGAATTTTTTGTTTCATCAGTATGATATTGTG